AGTAAGAACGAAGTCTTCATACGTACCCATAACATTTTGAATGCTTTTATTAGTGTCGTTTCTCTCTTTACCATTCAAAGAGACTTTACTTCCTTCTTGATTTATATAATAGAAGTCCACATTGACTTTTACGTTGCCCAATTTTTGTTTTGAGCCTTTTCTTTCGATAGTATACTCCAACCCATTAAGTTCGAAGATCAATTTACACTGAAATGAATCGGAAGTACTATTCATTACTTGCGCAGACTTGGTAGTTCTTGAACATTTATCAAATATACAGTAAGCAATTGAGTCAAGCAGCGTAGATTTACCGCTAGCATTAGGTGCAAAGATACCATAAGTGCCTGTCATATTAGAAAAGTCGATAAAGTTGCCTTTGCCGTAACTAAACATGTTTGAGAATTCGAATGTTTTAGGTATCCAGATAGAGTTTCTTGGAACTTCTGACTTGGGTAATGCATTATTGATTGTCTTATTTATCTCACAGATATCTTTAATTGATTGTTCGTCTAAATCTTGTTTCTCTTTTAAAAATTCTGCTAATAAAGTGTTTTGATACTCCACGTCTCTTACGTCGTGTACGTTTAGTTTCTTATTGTCATTAGAAGAAGTAGTGAAATCTCGTATTTTCATCAAAGAAGTCTCTAATACGGTGTGCTCTTGCTTAATTTCTGCTACAATTCTCTTAATTTCTGATTGATCCGTATTCCTATATTTGACTCTTAGATAAAGATTCTTGGGTAATTGTGGTAATGGTTGATATATTCCCGCGTCTACTTCGATTGTATAGAAAGCTGTGTCGTTTTCTATCTCAACGAACTCTGCAGACTTGGTTGCTAGATCCCAAACGTATATGCCGTGTACTAAAGACTCAGCATGGTTCTGTTGTACTAAAGATCCTGGATAACCTATCGTCTTCTCTTCGTTTAAGAATTGAGTTTTGTGTATATCACCTAATAAAACTAAGTCAAAGCCTTCAAAATCTTCTACTTTCACATCGTTGTCGAAAAGACCAAAGCCGCTTTCTGTTACAGTACCGCTAACTGGTCCATGATATAAACAAATCTTAAAGTCTTCTCCTTCTTTAACACATTTCGGATACTCGGTGTGACTATCAAAAACAGACCAGTGATAGAAAGTAACGTTGTTATTATAAATGTCTAATACTTCGGTCTTCTTAAGATAAGTTAGATTAGGATGGTTCAAAGCATTAACGATAGGAGTCAACGCATCCATTCTATGACCGTTGTTTAAGTTCGCATCGTGATTGCCAGGAATCAATAATACTCTTCCAATGTCTGCTAAACTTTTTAGGAAAGCTTGTACCTCTTCTACTAATTCAGGAGTTACGTCAGTCTTAGCGTGTACGATATCTCCAGTCAAACAGATTAGATCATCTTGTGTAAAATTTTCTCTAATGTAGTTGTAAAGTTTCTCAAACACTCTTCTATACTCGTCGTGTCTCTTGAAGTTTCTAATGTGAATATCACTTACTTGGAATATTTTTCTTATCATGGATTAACCCATCATTTTTTTGAGAATAATCTCACCGAATGTTAACGGTTTTGCTTGTTGTAATAATTTTGTCATGTTTTCGAAACCTAAGTCAGATGGATCTTTTCCGTCCAATTCTATTAAATAGACTTCCTTACCCAGATTAATTAATTGTTCTGAATAAGTTAAGGCTTCTTTAAGCGCATCTTTATCTAAGGCCAAATATACTGTTTTTACTTGACATTCCACAAGTTTCAACATCAGTGCCTTTGGAATTGATTTTCCAAATAACGGAACTGCATTTCTTTTTATTGCTATTGCGTCAAATATTCCTTCGCATAGTATTACTGGAACAGACCAATTTATAAAGTACTCCATACCCACAATCTCTGTCTTCTGAATAGACGGAGCGTCGTATTTTTGATATGGATCCTTTTCGAAAGATCTAGCGATGAAGTAATTTACTTGACCGTTTCTATCATAAGAAGGAATGATAACGCGATTTCTGTATCGACCAATTTTGCAATATCCTATATTGTATTTTCTCACATCAGATTCGTTGATGCCTCTCTTTTTTAAATATACCGCTGCGTGACGGTACTCTAAAGAACCATCGTTTTCTGTCATAGAAACAAATTCATTGGGCAAAAATACACGAGTAGTTTCGGCATCTTCAATCTTAGTGCGATCGCTTTTAAAATAGCTTTTCATTTCTACGATGCGCGCTTTATCAACACCTAGTTTCTTGAATAGAGACACAGGCGTTTTGCCCTTAGTAGGTGGATGGCAAGTCCAACAGTTGTATTGACCGCTAGAAACATTTACCACCAGTTTTGGCTTCTTGTGATTGCATATCGGACAATGGAACACATGATCCTTCTTATTTTTGTCGGGTTTTCCCTTTCCAAGTACAGATTCCAATAATCCCAATACTAACTGTTCATTCTCCATGAATGCAATATACAAAAAATATGTTTAATAAAAAAATTTAATCTTTGTTGAGCGCACTTAGAACTTAAGTTTTTTATTGTCCTACAAAATAATTATTTTTAAAACCTTCTACTACAGGGGGAAAACAACAGCAGACAACTATGGACTTATCAAAACTACTAAACATAGGGGAGAATAATAAACAAGAACTAACAGAAGGGGAGATACAAGCATTGTACATATATCTAAGTATGCAATTTGAAAATATGAGTGATCAACAAAAGGCACTATGGATAGAAACAATGAAATCATTAGATCCTGAATTTGAAGACTATGAAGAAGATTAAATTACAAGTGTATCTTTTGGAAGGTTGCGATAAATGTAAAAAATTAAAAACAACTTTAGATCGTTTAAAAATCGAGTACGATGCTGTACCTTGTGAAGAGTACCCAAACATGTGTGACAACGTAGAAAACGTTACTGGAGTAGATATGTACCCAATAGTTAATGTGGAAGGTAGGATATTCTATATAGCTGAGAACTATTCCGATATAGGAAAAATAAAAATAATATCTGAAAATGTCACCACTATGGGCATGTACTCGATAGATAATATCATTGATGCGATACAAAAAGATTAAATTAACAATATGAGATACAAAGAACTAGTTACTAAAAAATTAAGCGAATTGGTAAACATGATAATGTACCAAAATTCACAAATTTCCCAATTGCGTCCTCCACAAGAGTTAAAAGAAACTTTAGAAAAGATGCAAGAAAAGATAAATGAAATCCAACACTTAATCAACACCGAGCACGAAGCTTAATCAAAAAAATAAAAGTTATGAAAAAATTAACAGAAGAGCAAATCCTTGAGAACTTACAGAAGTTTTACGGATACATTGACAAGTACATTACATCCGATAGAAAAGACTCTTTACTGGAATTTTATAAGAGTAGAGAGGTAACCTTAGCCATTAGTCCGGCTTCTACCAAATTAGCACATCACAATTGTTTTCCAGGAGGATACGTTGAACATGTTAATAGAGTAGTTGAAGCGGCATTGGTATTGGATAAAGTATGGGAACGCTTTGGTCAGAAAAAAGATTATACCATTGAAGAATTAGTATTCTCTGCAATTAATCATGACCTAGGTAAATTGGGCACTAACGAAGAGCCTTTTTATATTCCTAACGATTCTTCTTGGCATGTAGAGAAACAAGGCGCTCACTTTAAATACAATAGCAAAATCACTCACATGAGAATTGCAGATAGAAGTCTATTCTATTTACAAGAAGCTGGTATTTCTGTTAGTGAAAACGAATTCTTGGCAATCAAATTACACGATGGATTGTACGAAGAAGCAAATAAGGCGTATTATATTACGTATAGTTCTGACTCTGAATTAAAATCTAATTTACCTTACATACTCCATCAAGCCGATTTAATGGCTTCAAGAGTAGAAACACAAATTTAAAATAAAATGACAGGCATAATAGCAATCGTATTATGGTTCGCCACTATTTTTGGTGCCGTAGTATACAATCTTTATAGAAAAAATAAAAGATTAGAAGAGATCGTACTTAATCAAAGCAGCTTTGTTAACGATACAATGTCTTTATTGGACGAATTTAATGGCTTAGTAAATAAAATAGATATGACAATGTGGGTTCAATCAGATCCAGAATTGTTGTCTCTATTCGAAACAATTAAAGCAATTCAATCACGAGTTCAACAATTTACAGGGAGAAAATAAACCATGGCAGAAGACTTGATAGTTGAAGCGGAACAGGACATGGGCCTTACAATTAAAGGCACTCCTAGAAAAAGAAAACCAAAAACCAAGAACGTCTACTTTACTTCTGAAACTGAAGAGGCAATCTTAAGATATCGCGCTGCTCCAAATCAAGCTGTAGCAAATCAAATTTATAACAAAGAGATTCACTACGCATTTTATAAATTAGCAGAAAATATCATTCATACTTTTAAGTTTTACTATACCGAAGTAGACAATATTGAAGATCTTAAATACGAAGTTATCTCTTTTCTTTTACAAAAATTGCACCTTTACGATCAATCAAAGGGCAAAGCTTACTCTTATTTTGGTACCATCGCTAAAAGGTATTTGATTATCTACAATCAAAAAAACTACAAAAAAATGGTTTCCAAGATACAAGTAGAAGAGATTGATAACGCTAATAGTACTCATGAAACCCTAATCTTAGAACCAGATTCTTCTGAGATTAATAGAGTTTCGGTGATAGATCAGTTCATAAAATATGTTGACGATAACTTAGTTGAACTATTCGATAAAGAAGGAGAAATTAAAGTTGCAGATGCTATCTTAGAAGTATTTAAGAAGCGAGACAATATAGATATATTCAATAAAAAGGCTCTCTTTATATACATAAAAGAGATCACTGACTGCCAATCTAATACCATTACAAAGGTTATTAAGAAGCTCAAAACCATATATAAGGAGGTGCTGGATCACCATATTGAAAACGTAGACCAGTAATATTTATTTAAAAAATCCTATGGAACTAGAAAAGGAAATCTTCCCTGGCAAGACTTTGGCGCAATTGGTGG